TTCAAAAGTTGGTTGAACAGTTGGTAAAGATCTAGGATGTTTTGGAACATAAAGTGAATAATCTGTGTCTGCTTTAACATAAACATTAACTTCAACCATTGGAGCAACATTAGAAGCGCTTGCTAGTGCATTTTGTACATAACAAACTAATGTGCCAATAGCTGAATCTGGAAATAAAATTTCATAACCGAGAGCTGTAGATGGAAATAGTTCGGTATTTTTCATAGCAGTTGATGATGTAAAAGGTATTTTAAAAGAAAATGTAGATGTTTGTTGAATGTCTATTATTACATTAGGTAAAGAAGTGGCAGCTGATACATAAGATGGTATTTCAGTATCATTTGGAACATATGCAAAAAGCAACTTTCCAGAATGAAATCTAGTAGCTATTATTTCAATATCATATATAATACCACCACTCCAATAATTAAAAGCATTAGCTACAAAAGATAGATAAGTTCGTTGTAAATTAGATTGATATCGTGTACATACTGCTGGACTAACTGGAACACTCCATAATAAAGTGTCAATAGGACTTGTTGAAGTAAATTGAAATTGATTTAATAACATAGGTGTTTGTGAAATTCTTAATAAATCCATTGCTAAAAGAGATTCAGAAGCAACATCATCTTTAAGAATATGCATAGAGAAAGGATCAATAGCCATACGTTGAGATTGGGATTTACCAATTGCGACAGATAAATTTTCAATTGGTGAAATAGTTTTATCAGGTTGTAATGTTCTAGCTGGATAATCAAAACCAAGTATATTTCCTAAAGTATCAATTAAACCTTGGCCTTTTCGTAAAGCTTGACCAAAATTTCCTGTGGCTACGTTACCGATAATATCTGTAACTTGACCAAAACCAGTTTTAAGGTTATCCATAAATGAGGGTGTTGTTTCTGTTAATGGTTCAGGTGGTTTAGCTTGACGATTAGAATTTTGATTTTGTTTTTGAGATGGTAAGGTTGAGCCTTTAAGCTTTGGAATTTTACTAGGTCTAAGAGAAGTTGCTTCTAAAATAGGTGGATGTTCATTAATAGGTACGTGTACTTGAGCTTCAACTGCATATAACCAAATAGTAACTGTTAGTTGTGGTGTTGAACCTTCAGCTACCAATAAAGGATTTAAGACACGGATGTCAAAAGTGCCCATATTATTATAAATTGGATTATAATTAGTTGTTAAGAAAGAACGTGGATGTATAAAAGGAACACACAATTCTACTGGATCAGACTCAGAGGCCATTATTTTAACATTTGGTAAACCAGTTGCGGAATAATAGTTTAAAGGATGATCAGTATTTGGTAATTTAGAGAAAGAGAAAGGATCAAAAGAACAAATTAATTGACCTTGATGGAATTGGGTTGAATTAACTTGAACTCTAAAACAAGGAGACAATTTATAAAATGAATACATATGAAGTGTTCTAATAACAAGAGATTCGATGGTTTGAAGAACTCCTGGAAAATTAACATTGTAAATACTTGTGTCTCTTGCTTGTGTTGTTGACCAAATAACTTGAGATAATTGAACGGGTTTCATAAGCTGTTCTTTTGCCATCCATTCGCCATCTGACATTTCTGCTTCGATAGCTTTAGATAACTGCATGTGTGTGGATGGATATGCTGTTTGATGTTCTAAAACTCGTTCTTCCATAAAATTAGTATTAATCTGTGTTGATAAATCAGGTGACAAATTATCAATTAATTTATTTGGATCATCATAAGTTGTTTCATGAGCTGTGTTTTTATTATTTTGTGTATTTGATTGTTGTGATGCAATAAAAGTAATTTACACAATCTATAGAGTTATTATTATAGGCTATAGACTGGAAATGGGATTAGTAATACGCCAACCGTATCCTAAATAGGAATGCGTGTTCACAAGTAAAGGGGATTCCATTTGCTCCTACCTTTAAATGGTGGTGGTTAAACCAAAATTAATCTAGATATATTACTTTGTTTAGAGCCTATTAAATACGGGTAGTAAAGAAAGTAAATAATTTCGATTAATAAAATCTTCAAGAACAAAATGAAGGTTTTAACATAAATAAATAAATAAATAAATAAAATAAAATAAAATAAAATTTTAAATAATCCATAAACGAAAAGTTAACCTAAGATATAGAGTGATTCATTAAGTACAGTTTTAAGTGTAAGAAAGAGAGCACTAGCTATATATATATTTAAATTAAAATCCGTTGTTTGGAATATGAGACATGTATGCAA